CTAAACAACATAACGCTCTACCAGCACTTATGTTTCCATATACACACGCTGCTAATGCCAGCCAATTAAGATTATTGTCTGGTACAAGCTCACTCATATTAACCGCCATTACTCCATTCACTCTCCTTATACAATTTAAACCAATCATCTGCACTCATGACTACAAGCCACTTTTGATTGCTTTTCTTCCAAGCCACTATAGGCATATCCCCATTATCTGCTTGTATTGCATCGTGTTCGGCTTGCTCGTATGCTTTACGTACATTCAAGTTTTCAACAAATTTGACTTCTTGATGTACGTTAGGCAGTCCAACACAATCGCTGGCATCACCTGTGTTACCACAATAC